CCGCCGCTCACGCATCGCTCACGCAGGAGCCTGGCGAGTGATCTTCCCCCCGGGGCAATCCGGGGGGTGACCTGGGTACTTCTAGAGCCCCCTGTCGGGTTCGAACCGACGACCTACGCTTTACAAGTCGATAGGTTTCACTCTGGGACACTCCGGCGGTTCTGACTCACTCCGGTTATCCCAGGTCGGCGAGCCTGCGACTCCGACTCGCTCCGGTGATTCCGGGCGACTCTGGGACGTCCGCTCACGCATCGCTCACGCAGGCTTCCCCTATCAAGGGAGTCTGACCTGCGGTGATCCCATTCTCCCGCAACGCGAGGCGTACCGGTACCCCCAGACGCGACGAAGCCCCGGCAGTTGTGACCGTGACGGTCACAGCTGCCGCGGACTGTGGGGATATCCCCACGGTTGCCGAGGCCGCGTTGCCGGGAGAGCAGCGCAGGTGTGGGGCAGAGGCCCACGACTGCCGGACGCGACGAAGCCCCGGCCGGTGAGGGCCGGGGCTCCTTGGTGGTGGTGCTCAGGTGGTGATGAACGCCCGGACGGGGCGCTGCTCGCCAGTGCCGTCGCAGGCGCGGCAGCTGGTGCCGTTCTGGACTCCGTAGCCGCGGCAGGGCACGCAGCCCTTGGGCGCCGTCGCGGCCTGCGCCTGGCGGAAGCGGGCCATGGTCTGGGCGTGGCGCGGGTCGATCCATTCGGACATGAGCGCCTCCTTCGTCAGCAGCAGGGTAGCGGGGTCTCTACTCCCCGCCACCGCCTCCGCCTCCGCCACCGGAGTTGCAGTGCGAGGCGCAGCCGCCCGGGTTGATCGGGCCGCAGCCGCCGGGCTTGGGGGTGTGGGAGCAGTCCGCGGCGACCGGGATCCGCATGTTCGTCGGCGGCGTCCACAGGTCCATGTCCGGGCTGTGGCCGGTGGAGCGGATCAGGCGAAGGGTCTGCTGCATGATCTGCTCGTCGTGCCGGGTCGGGTCCGGCGCTTCCGGGTAGTGGTGCACGAACCGGCCGAGGCGGGTGCACAGCCGCTCGTACACGGCGGTGTTGAGGATCAGGGCGTGCCAGCCCTCGTCGACCGTTCGGGACGGCGAGATGTAGTCCGTGGGGTGCGCGGCTGCGGTGGCGACGAACGCCAGGGCCTCGGTGACGATGCGGCCGGCGGTGAAGACGTCCATGCCCAGGTTGTTGCGCTGGACGGTGGCGGCGACGTCGGCGAACGCCTGGTCGTCCAGTAATGAGCGGACTTCGAGCGCTGCTGTGGTCATGCTGGTTCCCTCCGGTGAGTACGGGCAGTGCTGGCACAGCGGGGGGCGCCGGTCGGGTATGTCGTCCCACATCGGCATCAGGTGTCCCCGGGGGTGCATCGGCCGCAGGTGCACGGGGGCCACACCCAGGTGAGCGCGGGCGCTTTGGCCGGCGGTAGCTCGGTGCGTTCCATGACGGTCGTGCGCTGTCCGGTGGCGGGGTTGACCCGATAGACACGGATCGTCAGCCCGGGGCGGACCCTTGCTGTAGCCATGCAGTTACAGTGACGCCGGAATGTCGCCTGATGCGGCGTCACGGGAGGCGACAAAGCGGCGACATGAGAGGCGTCAAATTGGTGTCAGAAGGCTGGGGGCGCAGCTACCTTGGGCCTATGGGCACCCCGAACGCCACCCTTCGCGCCATCCGCATGGGCATGCTCCTCTCGCAGGACGACATGGCCCGCGCCATACGTGACGCCGGCTCCCGCGCCGGCGAACCCAACGACGCCAACAAGCGACTCATCCAGCGCTGGGAAGCCGGGCAGATCACCAGCCCCCGACCGGTCTACGCCCGCGCCCTGGAGGCCGTCACGGGTCTTCCCCTGGCCTCTCTGGGCTTCTCCGTGCCCGTCCCCGAGGTGCGCGTCGCCGGCGACGGGCAGGGCGGCCACGACGTCGCAGCCGAGCCTCCCGGTATCGCCCCGCCGACCGGGCCATCCACGCAGGCCGCGCCGCGGGTCGCGCACGGCAACTTCTCCGGGGTGTGGCTGTCCCGGTACGAGTATTTCTCCTCGGGCCGCGACGAGTCCTTCACCGGGCTGCACTACGTCGTGGTGCTCCAGCACGGTGACCGGCTGACCGTGCGGTCACTGCCGGGTTCGTCGGACTCGCCGCTGACGATGGATCTGGAGCTCGACCGGAACATCGTGACGGGGACGTGGACCGAGCAGACCGCGGTGAACGGCTACTACCGGGGGGCCCGCTATCACGGGGCGATTCAGCTCCTGGTCGAGCCGACCGGCCGGCGCATGGCCGGGAAGTGGGTGGGCTTCGGGAAGGAGTTCGACATCAACACCGGCCCGTGGGAGCTGGTGCTGCAGGACGCCTCGACGAACCGGGCCACCCTCGACACGTACAACCGGCGTCCGGAAGACGGCTGAGCCCCCGCTGCGCAACCAGCGGGGGCGAACCAGCACCAGCCCCAGAGCACGAATGGGATGCCCACCAGGGTACGCCGGGGTACCGACAACCCCCGGGCACGACGAAAGCCCCCGCCCCGTCCCGAAGGACGAAGCGGGGGCTGCTCACTGCCAGGGCAGGAGTTCGAGCTCTTCTGGCGGTTCGGGCGGCGGTCCGGCCGCGCCAGGCTGGATCGTGGCGGCCCACCGGCGCAGGTCGACGTAGGCCCGCGCCAGCAGCTGGCGCTGCTCGCGTTCGTGCGACAGCTCCTTGTCCAGCCTGCGAGTGATGGTGGTGAAGGACGACCGACGGGACTGCCGCCACGCTGCTACTCCCCCAAGCAGCGTCGCAGCGGCGGTCCCCAGGCCCCCGAGGTCAATCACGGGGCTCCCCCCTCGTCTCGTACAGGGCGGCTACCACCCACGCGGGCTCGGCCATGCCCGCGGTGAGGACCACGAAGGCGGCGAACGCCAGCCACGCGGCAGCGCTGCCGCCGGCGGACGGGTAGCCGCCGGTGATGGCCGTGCGGGCATAGGTGAATCCCCACAGGACTGCGGGCGCGGCCAGGGCGGCGAAGCCCGGTGCCTGGTAGCGCATGCGGCGGCCGAGGCCGGCCAGGATGGCTACCGCGCCGGCCGCCACCCACACCCATCCGAGGTCGGACAGCGGCACGTAGCGGGTGATCCCTGCCAGTCCCCGGGACCGGCCGTAGGTGGGATCGGTGCTGATGCTGCGGCCGTAGACGACCCATCCGACGCCGAGCACGGCCAGGGCCGCGGGCCGCAGCCCGCCGACCGCCCGCACTGCGGCCCTCACCTCACACCGCCTTGGTCAGGCTCGCGGAGTTCTTGTCGCCGACCAGGCGGGCGAACAGGCCCTTCAGGACGGAGACGCCGGCCGCGGCGCCGGCGGTCGCGGCGGTGTACCACATGCTGCCGTTGAGGGGTTCGGTGACGACCAGGCCGGCGACGAAGCCGCCGAGCGCGCTGGACAGCACACGCTCCAGCAGATCCTTGCCGTAGCTCGCGGCCTGCTTCTCGATGGTGCCGACGGACGGCAGTCCGATGTCGCTCATGGTCAGTTCTCCTTCGGGGTGTTGGACAGGGTCTGGCCGAGCTTGTCCAGCGCGGCGTCCGCGCCGGCCACGGCGGCGGCCTCGGCCTGCTCGGGGGTGAGGACGCTGCCGTCCTTCACCGCGGCGAGCAGTTGCGTGACGACGCCCAGGAGGGCTCCGGTCTGGGCGAGGCCCTTCTGCGAGGCGGAGTTCGCCTGGAAGGCGTCCTTGCCGATCTCCCAGAACAGCGGGCGCGGGCCGACGGTCTTGTCGTCGGTGGTGGTCGGGTTGTCGATCGGGCCGAACACGGCGCCGGTCTGGGTGAACCGCTGGTAGACCGCTTCCGCGATCTCGGCTGCGGTCGGCATGTCGTCCTCCTGGGCGTTCGGGGTGGTGCCGCCGGCCCACGCGCGGAGCGCGGCCGGGGACATGTAGATGACGGTCTGGTCACGCGGGACGCTGGAGAACTGCCAGCCCCACACGGTCCGACCGGACGGCTTTGGCCGTGCCGCCGCGGCGGCCTGGGCGAAGCTCCGCCCTTGGACCGGGTACGCCGGGTACCAGAGGAAGTCCTCATTGCCGGGCAGGTGCCCGTCGAGGATGTCGTCGCCGCTGGTGTAGATCCCGACCTTCTGGCCCGGGAACGACCGCTTCACCGCGGCGATCCAGTCGTGCGCGTACTGCCGGACCTGCGCTGAGGTCGCGCCCAGGTAGTTGCGGGCGCCGTCCGGGTAGCGCTCCAGGTCAAGCGCGTGGACGAACAGCGAGTTGCTGGCGGCCGCGCAGACCGCGGACGCGTAGTTCGCGGCCTCCAGCACGGCGGGCTGGTTGGGCCAGGCGAAGTGGTAGCCACCGGGTATCAGGCCGTCGGCCTTGATGTCGGCGATGTGCCGGGCGAACCAGGCGTCGTGGCTGTGCTGGCCCTCGGACGCCTTGGCGAAGCCCAGGTGCACGCCCCACGACTTCCAGGGCTGGTGGCTCGCCTGATTGTTGGAGACGTCCACGGCGAAGGAGACGTCGCTCATGCTGCCCTCCCTGGGCATGACGGAGCCCCGGGCCAGCGGCGCCGGGGCGGGACTGTGCGGGGTGGGTCAGGCCGCCTCGTACTCGACGCTGGCGCGCATCGACGCGCCGGCGGCCCAGGACGGGGAGCCGGTGCCGGGGGCGACCCAGCCGAGGTCTGTCTGCCGCACGGCGAAGATCGTCGCGGAGGTGCCGCCGGGCTGGATCATGGCGATCAGCATTTTCCAGGAGCCGGCGGCGCCGTCGACGAACCTGCCCAACCCGTGCCAGCCCAGGTTGTTGTTCGAGCTGGACGACGCCGTGTAGGGCAGCGTGACGGTGATCGTGCCGGTTCCCAGGGTGCTGGACGTGCCGAACTGCAGGTCGAAGGTGGTACTCACCTTGTGGCCGACCTTCAGGACGCGGCCGTGAGAAGTCGATGATCCGAGCGCGGTGAGACCTGACCAGATCGGCGTGTAGGAGACGCCGGCCGCGGCGATCTCGGACATCTGGTCGCGTAGTTCGGAGTTGAGTTCGGCGGCGGTGACGACCTCGCCGACGACCCAGGTGCGGGGGGTGATCACGGGGCGGGCTCCTCTCCGCCGGCGGGCGGTTCCTCGGGCTGCTGCTGGTTCCACGGGCTGGGGTCGGTGGGGTTCCACCAGAACTGCTCACGCGGCGACGTCGAGCGCGCCTCGGCGGCAGCCTCGGCTGCGGCGACGTCGTCCGGGAACCGCACCTGGTACCAGCCGCCCCCGCACTCGGGGCAGCCGAACCGCGCGTCGTCCGGGCTGACGACCAGGGCGGAGCGGCAGGGGCAGTCCGCGACCCACCGGCCCGCATCGATCCGCGCCCACACGGTGGTGCTCAGGTCGATGGCGGTCGGGGTCGGCACGCGCCGGTGGACGTGGAGCTCGTAGGTGCGCAGGGCGCGCTCGGCGATCGGCACCAGGTCCCATGCATCGGGCTTGAGGTTGGGAGGCGGCAGGTAGAAGCCCTGCGCGCGGACGATACTCAACGGCTGCTCCTAGTAGGCGAGTCGGGTGCTCGTCCCGAGCACGCTGTAAGTGGGGTCGTCCAGCACCCACACGGAATCGGTGTTGGCCGCGGAGGTGTGGAACGACAGCAGGTGCCGGTTCTGCGTGATCGTCTCCGCGCAGCCTTCGATCACGACCGCAGCGGACGGCGCGTCCACCTCGGGCGGCAAGTCCGTCACGCCGATCACCGTGCTGATGTCCGCCCCGAGGAGCGCCGCGTAGGTGGCGGCCGGCATCGTGTACGCCTCGACGACCAGCTGCCGGAGCTCCGCCGGTGGGTCGGCGTACCGGGAGACGATCCAGGTCTCGGCGTCGATGACCTCCGAGTCGGTCATCTTCAGCAGGGTCAGGTCCCCGCCGCTGGGCGGGTACGGCCCGTAGGTGGCGATGCTGTCGGCGTCGGATACGCGCTGCACCGCGCCGCCTGGGCGTGAGCCGGTGACCGTGTTGACGATCTTCTGGTCGTCGTCTGCCCAGGCGTCGTCGTCGGTCTGGGTGTCCGGCCATGAGAGCGACAGCATGGGGACGGGGTTGTAGCGGACGGTCCGGCTTTGGAACACGATGCTGGGGGCGCCGCGGGAGCAGAAGACCTTGCCGGACTCGGTCCGCTCGACGTCGCGCATGTGGGTCATCACGTTGCTGCCGAGTTGGCCCTGCTGGGCGACGTCGGAGAAGTCGCCGAAGGAGTCCCAGGCGATGCCGGCGTAGGACACCAGGCGGCCCATGCGCTCGTCGGCCGGCTCGCCGTCGAACGCGGTGGTGCCCGCGGTGTAGTGGTCCATGAAGTGCGACTGGTCGATGCCGGGGTTGACGTCGACCATGTAGATCGCCACGTGCGAGATGCTGCCGGCCCACAGGCGCGCGGAGTTGTAGCCGCCGACCGTCAGCCGCCGCAGGTCAAAACGCTGGTTCACGGCGGTGCCGAGGCTGTGCGCGATGCCGTCGACCATGGCGTACTGGCCGGAGCCGAGCACGCCCTGCCGGTCCTCCCACACCAGGTGGTGTACCAGGCCGTCGGCGAGGTTGCCGGTGGCGATCGTGGTCGTGGTGAGGTTGCCGCCGTCGCGGGTCTCTGCGACCAGCGCGCCGGACGTGCCGTCCAGCAGGAACACGATCGAGTTGTCGAACGCGATCGGGTCGTTGCCCTGCCAGGCCAGGAGTACGCGGCCTTTGGTGGTTGTGGAGAACCAGCACTCGAACACGAACGACGGCGCGCCCGGGTCGGTGGCGTCCAGGGCGCGGCCCATGTCGGCGGTGAGCACCAGGCCGGCCGTGGCCGAGGCGGGCGCGAACACGGGCGTGGACAGGCCGTCGGTGCTGGGGCCGGTGCCCTGTCCGAACGTGAGCGTGCCGCCGCTGGACACCTGGGTGGCGGCCAGGGCCGGGCGCCCGTACCCGGAGACGTCGCCCCCCGACGTCGCCCCCTGGGCCTCGGACAGCGGGTAGTAGGCGATCGGTGCGGTCAGCAGCGTCTCCTCGATGAGCATCGGCTGCAGCGCCGGCTGCCGGGACAGCCAGGCGAACAGGTCATTGCAGGTGACGCCCACGGTGGACTGCAAGCCCTTCCAGCTGAAGGGCAGGCTGCTGGTCGCTCCGTAGAACCGGTCGGAGACCACGGCCGCGGTGGCGTCGAACGTCGTCGCCGCGGCTCCTTCCTCGACCTGTCCGTCGTCCAGCCACGCCTTGGTGCCGGCGCCGGGGCTGGTCGTGCCGGTCGTGAACTCGACCAGGTGACTGCCGGCCGTTGCCGTCCACGTCACCGTGATGCGCGTCCAGGCCGCGGTCACCGTAGACAGCGCGCCCAGTGTGCCGGCGACCTGCAGCCGCACCGCGGGACTGCCCGCCGGCACCCACACGTAGACGCTGGCGGTGTACTGCCGGCCGAGCGTCAGCCCGTACACGCCCTGCTGCGCGATCCCGCCGGTGCCGGTCGTCGACCACTGCACCAGCATCGACTGGGTGCCGGAGTGGGCGTGCGTGGCGTCGGTGCCGATCCCGTTGGGCGAGTTGGCGAAACGCTCGGACCACTCGCCGCTGTCCGCCTCGATCGCGGTCGTCTGCCACCAGTTCACGCCCAGCGGCACGGTTGTGCGCACCCGGATGGGCGTGCGCTTGCGCAGGAACGTGGCCGAGGCCGCGTGGGTGAAGATCCCGCCCGTGTTGTCCAGCGCCAGGGTGCAGGTGCCGGTCTGGGTCTGCGACCGCTCGTCCTCGGCCCCCCAGGTGATGCCGATGCCCGTGGACTGGATATCGACCCACCCGGTGATGTCCGTCCAGTCCTCGTCCGCCAGGAAGTCGTTGGCGGCGAAACCGATCCCGGCCTGCACGCACACGCGCGTCATCCCTCACCTCACCTCATCCGATGTTCAGCTCGATGTTGATGCCGGTCGTCCGCTTGAGCGCCAGCAGAGCGCCCTGGATCTCCTTGGCCATGACGATCCCCCCGACCCCCGGCACGGTGATGGAGATCGGCCCGCTGCTGCGGCCGGCCACCGCGGCGGCCGCACCGGGGCTGACGCCGAGTCCCGGCAGCGCGAGACGGTTGGGGACAGCCCGGGCGGCCGCGCCGACCACGCCGCCGACCGCGTCGACCACGTGCCCGGTACGGGACGTCATGGCGCCGGTCCAGTCGTCCATCACCGCCAGACCCGAGTACCAGGTCCAGCCCTTCCCGGAGAACGGGCCGGTCTTGGCCGGGCTGTTGGGGAAGTGGTCCTTCACGGCGCCGAGGACGTCCTTTGCCGCGCCCGCCGCAGCCTTGGCCATGTGCTCCATGCCGTCGATGAAGCCCTGGATCAGCGCCTTGCCGGACCGGTAGAGCACGCCGGACAGGTCGCCCAGCGTGTTCTTCGCCCGGCTCGGCAGACCGCCGATCCAGCCCAGCGCGCCGTCCAGCCCGTTGCGCACCGCCCCGATCAGCTGGGTGCCGGCGTCGCGCGCCTTGCCCGCCAGGGAGGAGCCCAGGCTGGCGATAGCCGACGCCGCCCGGCCCGGCAGGCCCGTGAACCAGCGGACCGTGCCGTTCACGATGTCGGGGATGATCGAGTGCCCGAGCAGCGTGTCGTACAGCCACTGGAACGCCGCGGCCACGTGCTGGGTCACCCACGTCACCGCGCTGATCATCGGCTCCAGGCCGTGGAGCAGACCGGACGCCGCCTTGGTGAGCAGGCCGAGCGCCGGCAGGACCACCTTGGTGATCGCGCCGGTGGCCAGCCGCAGGAACAGGATCTCCATCTGCACCAGGGGCGGCAGGAGCGGCAGGACCGCGGGCAGCAGCTCGGTGACCAGCTGGGTGGCCAGCTGGGTCAGGGACGGCAGCAGCGGGGTGAGCGCGATCAGGATCTGCGCCACGGACTCGGCCAGCTGCAGCAGGACCGGCACCAGCTGCGGGACGACGGGCAGCAGCTGCTCGAACATCGTCAGCCACTGTTCGGCATAGGTGTCGACCAGGTGCCCAATCAGCGTTGCCAGGCTGCCGACGATGGGCATCAGCCCGCCGGAGCCGAGCTGCTGCAGCACCTTGTCCAGGACCGGGGCGCCTTCGTGGAAAGCCTTGACCACGGTTCCCGTGATCTTCGCGAGCGGCGGCAGCAGATCCTTGCCGAGCTGCAGGAGCACCGGCGCCAGGGCGACGAACGCGTCGCCCACCAGGGCGATGACCGGCGTCAGGATCGGGCCGAGCTGGGCGATCATCTGGCCGACGACCGGCAGCAGCGGCGAGACCGCGTCAGCAAGCTGAGCGACCGCCTGGGCGGTCACCAGCAGCACGGGACCGAGCGCGGTGATCACCGGTTGCAGCCCTGCGCCCAGACTGTCGACCAGGCGCAGCGCGGCCGGGGCCAGCGCCACCAGGACGGGAGCGACCAGCCGCAGCGCCTGAGCCAGGAGCGGCCCGGCGACCTTGCCGATCTCCGCCATGACCGTGAACAGGTCCTGCAGCGCGGTCTGTACGCCCTGCTCCGCTGTGACCTTGGCCAGCGTGCCGGTGAGGGTGTTCAGCCACCCGAAGGCGCCCGGGCCGATGCCCTGGGCTGCCCCCAGCACGTTGCCGACGATCTTGCCGACGTTGTCCAGGGTGTGCCCGAACTGGACGAGCAGGTTCACCGCGGTGTCGACGTCCTGCTCGAGGGCGCCGCTCTTGAACGCCTTGTTGAGTTTGTCGAAGATCTTGCCTGCGGCCTTGTCGACGGCCGCGGTCAGCCGGTCGAAGCTGGGGGCCGCTGCGGCGCCGAGCTGGCCGATCGCGGTGACGACCTTCCCGGGCAAGTCGGTGAGGTTGCGCAGGCCGCGGTTGGCGCCGTCCAGGGCCCGGCCGAGGATCCCGGACGTGCCGAGCTTGTCCGCGGCGTTCGCGGCGCCGCGGCCTGCGGCGTTGAGGCTGTCCGCGGACTCGTCCAGCGAGCGGCGGAAGATCGGCAGCAGGGTGCGGGCGGTGACAGCCAGTTGGCCAGCGAGGCCAGCGAACAGGTGCTGCTGGACGTCCAATTTCAGGCTGGTGAGCGCTGGCTTGAGCTTGATGATCTCCCCGACAAACGCGCGCGCGTTCGGGGAGAGTCCGGCCATGGCCCTGCTGAGCGCGTTGATTCCGCCAGCCGCGCCCCCGCCCCCGCCGCTGCCGCCCGCTGCGGCACCCGCCTGCTGCAACGCCTCGCGTGCCTTGTCGATCGCCTCGGCGCCCTGCTCCGCAGTACGGCGGACGTTCTCCTGTGCGTCAGCGACGGCCTGCTGCCGGTCGCTCACGTCGCGGGCCGTCTGCGCGACCTTGTCCTGCGCATCGCGCACCGTCTGCGATCCCGCCACGCCGGCCTTGTTGGCCTTGTCGGTATCCGTCTGCAGGTCCTGGACGCGCTCGCGCTGCTCCTTCAGCTGCTGCAGCGCCTTGTCGACGGCCAGCTGCGCCTTGTCCTGCTCCTCCTGGGAGGCGGCGCTGCCCTTTGCCCGGACCGCGGCCAGGTTCGCCTCGGCGTCCTGCACCGCCAGGACCGCGTCCCGCTCGGACAGCTTGGCGTCGTCCAGGCTGTCGTTCATGTCGCGCAGCTGGCGGGTGGCGTCCTGACGTGCCTGAACCAGGTCGTCCTGCGCCTGCCGCGCGGCCTTCTGCGCGTCGCCCAGGTCCCGCTCGGCGGAAGCTACCCCTCGGATGGCCTGCTGGTTGGACTGGGCGGTCTGCTCGATGACGTCGTGCAGGTTCCGCTGCGCGTCGGCGTAGGCGTTGGTGGCGGCCGCCGCGGCGTGACCGCCACCACCTCCCCCTCCGCCACCCCCGGTGGCAGGCGCGAACACCGCGGAGATCGCAGCGCCGATCCCACTGGTGCCGATCTTCAGCGCGCCCAGAGCGCTCCCCAGCGCCAGGGCGCCGGTCGCCGCGATCGCGCCGGCGGGCGCGACGTTCTCCAGCCACGTGACCAGGCCGGCCACCAGCGGGATGCCCGCGCCGGCCACAGCGCCAACGGAGGCGACGGGCGCGACCGCCCCGCCCAGACTGCCGAGCATGGACCCGACACGGCCCACGACCGAGCCGAGAGCACCGAAGCGGCGGCTGGCACGGTCGGGGCCGTCGTCGTCACCCAGGCGATCCACGGCGTCGTGTACGTGCTCGGCCTCGGTCAGAGCCCGCTCGGCGTCGATGTCGACGTCAATGGTGGCGCGCTGGGCGTCCAGGCGCGCCACCTCGTCCCGCACCTGACCCAGCGTCGCGAGAGCAGCAGCCGCCTGCGCCCGGACCTCGGGGTCCGCGTGCGTGCGGGACAGCTGGTCCAGGTCGGCGTGGATCTCGTCGACCTCGCGGATCGCTTCGCCGGCGTCGATGCCGATGCCGATCTGCGGGGACTGCAGGCGGCGGATCCGGGCGGCCAGTTCCTGGACCTCGCGGTCGGCCGGGCGCGGGTCCGCGCCGACCTCGACGTCGGGGTGCAGCTCGGCGAGGACCTCGTCCATGCTGTCGCGGATCCGGGCGCCGATGGCCCGGCCGAGGCCCTCGGACTCCGGCAGCACCGTCCCGCGGGCGTCGCGGATCCGGTTGTCCAGGTCCCGGTTGAGGCCGGCCATCGCCAGGTCCGCGTCGGTCGCAGCAAGCTGCAGCCGCCCCACCATCGCCAGGGCGCTGTCGCCGGCGTGGGAGAAGGTGCTCGACAGCCGATCGTCACCGATCAGGCTGAACCGCAGATCGTTGCTCACGACGGCCCCTCCTTCTGCTGCTGGTTGACGTGGCGCTGGCACCAGGCGATGGCCCGCTCAAGCCGGTCCGGGGACCAGGTGTCGACCTCGGACGGCGGGCAGTGCAGCAGGTGCGCGATCAGGAACTCGTGCTCCCGGCGTAGCTGTCGGAAGGTTCGGCGTCGTCCGCGTAGCCGGCCTCCGGTTCCTCCGGCTCGATCGCCAGGGGCGCCGGGATGGTCGCCGGTGCTTTTGGGCCGGCGTCGTGCTCGTCGATCGCGGCCTGCACGGCGTCCTTGTCCAGCGCGAGCATCACGAGTTCGCGGCGGACCTGCTCGCGCTGCGGCCCGGTCAGCGGGGACACGTCGACCTGGTCGAGGAGTTCGTCCACCTCGTCGGTGATGAAGCGTGCCTTCACCGAGCGCAGCGGCGGGTCGAAGTGCGAGAGGCGCAGGTCGGGCTGGCTTCGCTTGGTCCAGGCCCAGGCCACTGCGCGCAGCGCGGCCGGCGCCTGGTTGCGCAGTGCGAGGCGGAGTTCGCCCCAGCCCATGCCCGTGGCGCGGCAGACCGCGTCGGCCTCGGCGCAGGTGAGGCCCTCCGCGTCGTACTCGCGGGGGACGCCGTCCTCGGGGGTGTAGATCACGATCATGTGAGTGCTCCTGAAATGCGGAGAGCCGCCCCTAGGTGAGGCGGCTCTTCACGTCGTCGATGATGCGGGCGACTTCCGCCTGCATCCTTGGCTGGTGCTCGCGCACCGTCTTGTCCCACCAGGGGGCCGGGGTCACCCACTGGGTCACCCAGCGCCGGCGGTTGCCGAACACCGGGTGTCTCAGCCGGCCGTCGTTGAGGGCGTTGGGCAGGTTCCGCATGTCGGGAGGCAGCAGACTCCGGTCGACCCACACGCGGGCGCCCTGCGGAGCGGTGGTGCGGACGCTGATCCGGATCGCCGCGGCGATCGTCGCCCGCAGGGGCCTGCTCGTCGGGGATGGCCGGTCCCTGCCGCTACTGTTCTGCGGCCGGATCTGCAACCCCCGGACCGTGGACTGCAGATCCTGCTGCAGCGGTTCGGCCGCGCGCCGGATGCGCCGCTGCATGGAGGAACGGACGCCTTCCTGGCCTGCGGCCCGTAGCCGCCGCTGCAGGTCCAGGAGTTGACCGGTGCCCGTGATCTGCACACTGCGGATGGCCACGGCGGCGCCTCCCTACAGGGTCATGTCCGCCGACATGTACTCGATCTTCGGCTGGTTGGTGCCGTCGTACAGGCCGGTGAACGTGTACGTCGGCTTGATCACCGCAGGGCCGTCGACGGTGGGCGGCGTCCCGTCGAGCTTGATCACCGGGAGGGTGAGGCGGAACGTCTCGTTGTAGGTGCTGGCGATGATCGGGCCGAGGAACTCCCAGACCAGCGACGTGCCGCCGTCGGAGGTGTGCAGGTCGTCCAGGGTGGTGGCGACGTAGTCGCACTCCAGCGACCCGGTGATCTTCACCATGTCGTTGGAGATCGGCTCCTTCTTCCGCCCCGCCTGGCCGGCGTAGTAGCGATCCACGGCCTGCGGTCGCTCGATCTTCACCGAGACCTTGCGGACGCCGTCCAGCGCGGCCTCCGAGCCGAACGCGCCGGTCTTGACGGCCATCTGCCCGAAGTGGAACGGCGACATGACCGGGTAGCTGGCGACGACCAGCGTCTGGGTCTCGTCGCAGTCCTTGGCGTCGATCTCCAGGGTGACGGTCAGCATGCCGCCGACCTCGCACGCGAACTCCGCGCTGATGATCTTGCAGCCGGTGAAGGTCTTGTCCGTCACCGTGCCCGTCGTCAGGGGCACGCCCTTCTGGATCACCAGGCTCTTGCCGGCGCTGTCGGCGAGGGTGTGGGTCTGCAGGTAGGCGGTGGACGTGGACTGCTGGACTGGCGTCACCGTGGTGCCCATCAGGGCCTGGAAGATCAGGCCCATCTGCTTGTTGGTGACCTCCATGTCGATGGTGCCGCCGGCGTCCGCGGTCGTCAGCACCCGGCGGCTGGCCAGGTTCAGCAGGCGCCCCGCGGCGATCCCCGCGGACTGCGCGGTCACCTTGCGGAAGACGATCGACTCCTTCGTGAACTCGATCGCCTTGCCCGGCGCCACGTAGGAGACCGGGGCATACGACGCCTCCGCGCCGATGACGAGTTGTGCGCCGAGACCGGATCCGATGGCCATCAGTCGTCAGCTCCCTTCGTGGCGGCCGCCTTGGCCGCGGGCTTCTTGGCGGGCGCGGCGGTCTTGGGTTCCTCGACCGACTCCCACAGGGCGGGGTTGAGCAGGTACGCCTCGAACCGGTCGTCCGGCACGGCGACGACGTCGTCGGGCTCGACCAGGCGGTCGCCGAGCTCGGGTACTAGGTGCGGCTCCTGGCCGACGAAACGGACCTTCGCCATCGGATCTGATCTCCTTCGGGCATGGCTGACAGCCCGCGCACGGCAGGCTGCTGAGGGGCGAGGGGTGGGCCTACAGGCGAGCGCGGCAGGTGATGGTGAGCGTCAGTCCGGCCAGGGCTCCGCTGGTGGTCTGCGGCTGCGTCAGCGTCGAGCTGGTGAGGTGTGCCCACTGGACGGTGCCGCGCAGCGTCGGAGCTTCCGGCTCGTCGTCGGTGGCGCGCAGCAGGTCCTCGAGGACGGCCTGCAACGCGTACACGCGGGCCCGCCGGTCGGCCAGGTCGGTGTCTCCCGACCGGCTCTCCAGGTAGCAGGTCAGGTCGAAAGCCTCGTCGCGGCGCCGGGCGCCGGCGGACGCGAAGTCCTGCTGCGCCTGCGCCGCCAGCTCCAGGCCCGGTGCCCACCCGACGAACAGCCGGTCGGGATCGGACAGATCGGTGACGACCGGCCCGTCCGTGATGGCCACGCCTTCCAGGGCGGGCGCGGCCCGGCACATGGCCAGGAGCGCGTTCATGGCCGCCGGGACCGCGGAAGTGCTCACGCGATGCCTCCCGGGTCGCGGTCGCCCTGCAGCAGTTGCAGCGCCCGGTTCGGCACGGCGTAGCCGAGGCCGGGAATCGGCTCGGTCACCAGGAAGTCGTCACCCCCGCCGGCCGCGGGCAGCGCCCGCGATCCGCCGAAGTAGGTCCGCCACAGGTGCTGGAGGATCATCTTTCCGCCCAGCGTGATGTTCGCTGCGACCACCCGGCGCCCCGCCTCGTACACGACCCGGTACGGGCCGCGCCAGATCGGCAGCATGTCGGTGCGCCGCAGCACGCCGGTGTCGGTGTCGACGTCGATGACGCCGACCGGGATGGGCAACTGCCAACTGCTCACCCCTGTGATCGAGGTGACCGACAGGACCGGCGCAGTGTGCAGCGCCATCCGGTCGGTGCCGCCGTGCGCGATCTGCGTCACGGTGCGGCGCGCCACGGCGCCCACGTAGAACTCCACGCACTTGGTGGTCGCCTCGATGCAGGCCCGCAGGTCGTCGTCGTTGATGTCGGACTGCTTGCCCAGCTTGTTCTTGGCGTCGGCCAGGGAGAACAGCGCGGGCGGCACAGCTTCGCGCACGTCCATGGCGTCGGTGTACGCGCACGCCGGGCCGGTGAACACCCAGCGCACCGAGTGCAGTCCGGGCTGCTCGGTGACGTAGTCGACGCTGTACTGCCCGGTGGCGGCCGGCGGGTTGGTCACCTCGGGGGTGGCGGTCGTGCCGTCCGGCAGGGTGATGGTCAGCGTGGCGGTGGCCGCGTTGGCCGGCGCCCCGGCGCCATCGGTGCACGTCGCCGTGAGGCGGGCGAGGTCGCCCAGATCGAACGGCACGACAGCCTCCCTTACTTGCTCGCGCCGCCGGCGGTCTCCTGCGGCTTGCTCTGCGCCGTGTTCTCCTTCGGCGCCGCAGCCTTCTTGCCGTCGAGGTCTTCCAGGGCCTCGGCGTATGGGCCGATCGCGTCGGTGGCCTGGCCCGCCAGGCCCTCGTTGCCGGCCTTCTGGTGGTCGGCGGCCTCGGCCTTCAGTTCCTTGATGCGGTCGCTGATCTCGCCGCGCACCCGGGTGATCTCCTTGCGGACCTGCGCGGCGCGTTCCTTCACGCCGTGCATCTCGTATCGGGCCAGCTCGTTGCAGTAGCCGGTCAGTTCGGCCACCAGGTCGTGACTCATGGCGGTGTGCCTCCCCGAGGCAGGGTTGGGCCCGCGGCGGCCCGGAGCACGGCCGCCGCGGGAGTGGTGGGGGTCAGAACCCGGCGGCCGGGATCATGCCGGTGCCGGACACGACCGAGATCGCCTTCGGCAGGCGGTCGGGCATGAACGCGAAGTAGTTGTAGATCTGGAAGCGGATCTGCAGCGTCCCGGAGAGGACTTCCTGCAGCACGCGGGTGCGCATGCTGCCCTCCCACAGGTAGACGTCCGGGGTGCGGACGGTCGCGATGCGGGTCTCGTTGGTGCCGGCGCCCAGGTTCGAGGGGATGTTGCCGTCGAGGATCACCGGGGTGCCGAGGGTCAGGCGCCCCACGGGGCCCTCGGAGACCTGTCCGGAGGAGATCGCCAGCGGGTTCAGGTCGCCCGGGCCCTGCTCCGGCAGGAGCAGCGGGCGGCCGTTGGCGTCCAGCTGGGCGTTCGCCCAGTACCAGATCGACGGGGTGCAGAACGTCGCGGTCGGCGGCATCTTGCGGTTCGTCGCGACCTGGGAGACGGACTGGACCCACGGCACGTACATCTCCGCCAGCGTCGGGCTGGCGTCGGTGTAGGTGATGGCGTTGACGCCGGAGACGTTCAGCAGGCCGGTGGCCTGCCCGTTGGATCCGGTGCCCGTCCACAGCTGGGTGTCCAGCTTCTGGTTGTAGTCCGCGGTCAGGTCCGCGAACGTCACCTCGTCGAACGAGATCGGCGACTGGTCGAGCAGCTGCATCGCCACGTCCTGCTGACCGGCCAGGGTCCGCACCGGCGCGGTCACGAACGAGTCGGTCATGTCCGTGGACGTGACGGCTGCGGCGTCTGCGGTCTGCACGCCGACCGCCGTACCGCTGGCGATCTTCGGCAGGTTGATGGAGTCGGTACCCTCCGGCAGCGTGAAGTTCGGCACCGCGTTGGCCAGCGGCCGGCCGTACCGCGGCAGCTCGATGTACTGGTCGATGAGCCACAGCGGCGGCACGAAGTAGCCGCCCTGCCCGTCGGTCCTGTTGGGGTTGGTGCGGCGCTCGAACACCGACTCCAGCTGTTCCTCGGACACCCCACGGATGCCCCGGACCTCCTTGCGCGCGAGCTCGGCACGCCGGCGCTCCCGCTTGGGCATCTCCACGCGCAGCTCGGTCTCGTGAGACTGCAGGCGCGCCAGGGCGGCCTGGTCGCCGCGCATCTGCGACTTGGCCAGGTCCATGAAGTACGACTTGCCGTTGCCGCGCTCGTAGGTCAGCGGCTCGGACACGGTGATGGCCGGGCCGCCCTCGCCACGGGCGTACTGGGCGCGGATCTCGGTGGCCTTGGCCTCGCGGGCCTCGGCCTGCTCGGCCTCGGTCACCCGGGCCTGCAGCTCCTCGACCGCGCCGTCGTGGGCCTTCAGCGCGTCGCGGGCCTCGGTCCACGCGCGCTTCTCGTCGTCGGACAGGTCACGGTTCTCCCGGGTGGGCACCTCGATGGCGGCGTCGACCGCGGCCTTCAGCGGGGCCCGCTGCTCCAGGAGTTCCTGCATCTGCTTGCGCAGGAAGGCGAGCATGGCTCGCTCCTTTCGGATGGGGGATGGTTCGGTGCGGGCCTGCGTGGCCGTTCGGGTGGTGCCCCAGGTGGTGGCGCGCCAAGGCGCGCTCCGGCGTGAGGTCCGGCGCGTCAGGGGTGCAGGCGGTGTGCGGCTACAGGGAGTCCGTCAGGGCCCGGTACAGGCCCAGCGGATGCCTTGCGGCCGCAGGTTCGGGTTCCGGCTCCAGGCGGCGCTGCAGGCGCTCCAGAAGCGCCCGGGCGTCCTGCTCTTCGAGCCGGTCGAAATCGGCGGCGCGCATCGCCGGGGCCACGCTGGTGGCCGGGTTCGCGCCGAAGTTCACCACGGAGACGTCGCCGCGGTGCAGGTCCACCTCGAGGATGTCGCGCTGGTCGTAGTCCGGGGACCACATCTGCCGGGTCACCCGGAACGCGAACGACATCTCGTCCACGTCGCCGTCGCCGATCGCGGCGAGCATGTCGCCGACGTCGCCGCGGGCCGGGTTCACGTCGGCCTCCATGTGCAGGCCCGTGCTGTCCTCCGACAGCCGCAGCGACCCGGCCTTGGTGTACGCCATGGACAGGCCGCCGTGATTCAGCAGCAGCTGCACCTGCGGGGTCTCCGACAGCGTCTTGGCGAACGAGCCCTGCCGCACGACCTCGCTGTAGGAGCCCAGCCAGTCCCACATCTCGAACGGCGACTCGGTCACCGAGGCGTAGCCCTCGATCGTCGACGGGCCGCCGGCCGCGGCGGCAGCGCGGACCTCCAACTGCACCGGGTAGGCGCGGCGGATGATGCCGCCTGGCTTCGCGCGCTCGCTCTTGTCGCCCATCACTTGCCTCCCAGCACGCCCACGGTCGCCGTGTCGACCACCTGATTCGGTTCCTCGCCCCAGGCCACCGGCCCGAGGTCGTTCTCGTCGCGGATCTCGTTGACGTTCTTGATGCGGTTCTGCAGCTCGATCGCCTGCGCCTTGATGCGCGTCAGCAGGTCGGTACGGACCAGGCCCGACCGGTCGAACTTCACGACCGAGCGGCGGGTGGGCAGCAGCGCCGACAAGGACCGCTCCAGGCGCACCAGCCACGGGTCCACGGCATAGGTCAGCAGGTCGATGGAGCGCTGCTCGATGTTGGCGTAGGTCAGCGACCCGCCCGTCTCGTACCCGAAGATCTCGGCGAAGCCGGGCCCGAAGATCCGGCAGCACTCCGTGGAGGTGTAGTTGTTCGTCTCCAGGAACTGCGACTCGTTCGGGCTGATCTGGATCGGCTGGTACTTCCAGCCGGCCCCCAGCACCGCGGGCTCCCGGCGGCCGTGAATCGCCGCCATGAACCGCTGCTTCGCCGTGTCGGCCTTCTTCTGGTCCAGCGCCGTTTCACTGGTCAGCACCCCGGAAGGGTGCGCGCCGTCGGTGAACCACTGCGCGCCGAACTGCATCGCGGAGATGCCGGTACGGATCGTCAGCGCCTGCAACGCGATCGGCGACAGCCCCACGACCTGCCCCGGCGCGGTGTGCAGCCGCTTGTGCCACACCTGATCGCGGGGCACCGTCTGACCGCCGTACCGCCACTCAACGGCGCCGTCCTGGCCCACGTAGGGCTGCACCGAGTCCGGGTGCTGCAGCACCACCTGCCGCGGCAGGCCTGAGCGCGGATCCTGCTGAGCGATCGTGCCGTAGACGTTGCCCCGCAGCATCGCCGAGTAGATGTACGACCAGCACCAGTCAGGCGTGCCGTACCCGTCACCGCCGATGTCGGCCAGCCACGCCGGCAGGTCCGCGCGCTCCCGCTCCCGCGGGTAATACTGCAGCTCAAGGGTCTCCGCGATCGTCGCGACCAGGTTCACGCACGCCCAGACCGCGATCTTCTGCAGGCTCGACTCGGTGCGCGACAGGTCGATGTGCGCGTAGTTCAGGCTCTGGACCTGCGAGTTCGGCGGAATCGGCGGCGACGGGAACGTCACCGCGGATCGGCGCTCCGGGCGCCCAAACAGCACACTCACCTCGGCCTCCCTCTATGCGGCCAGCGGCTCGCAATCTGGTCGGCGAGCAGCAGCCCGCCGGCCGTCAGCGGCCCGCCAGGGGGCCACGCCCACGACGCGCCCCAGGCCAGCAGGCCCACCGGGATCAGGCCCGGCAGCGCCCGCCAGACGGCGCCCACAGCCAGGCCCGCGATGGCGGCCGCGCGGACCTTCCACGGCTCCGTGTCGGCCATGACGCCCCTCTCACCAGATGTTGTCGAGGGGGTCGACCTCGACGTCGTCACCGTGCTCCGCGAGCCCCCACAGCGCGTTCGTCGCCGCGACCAGCGGCGAGATGTCCACGGACACGCCGCGGCGCGCCCACGCCCACGCGTCGCCCAGCGGGCGCTTCTCCGCCCCCGCCAAAGCGCTGCCCATCGGCGCCTCGTCGCGGTGCGCGATCGCCTGCTCGGCGACCGCGTCGAAGAACTGGCCAGCCGCCTGGGCGACCTGCCGTGCCTTGGGCTGGACCACGACCAGGCCGTCGTGCTCGACGCCGTCCTCGTCCGTCCACGCCTTCTCCAGCTCCGGGATCAGCGACCCGGCAGGGCCGCCCGGGTCCACGACCCACGCGCACGGCCCCCACTTCACGTGCAGGGCCCTGGCGCGGGCCACGACCCAGCCGATCGCCGGCCGGTGGTCGACGACCTCCACGGCCCGGCTCTCGCCATACACGCCGGCCGCACAGATCGCCGCGTGCGACCGCTCCGGCGTGGCGTCGATGGCGAACGCCACCGGGCTGCCCGGGTTCGCCTCGGCGTCCGCCAGGGACCGCCAGGCGTCCTCCCCGATGACCTTCCACGTGTCCTCCCGGTCAGCCGGATACTCGCCCACACCGAGCCGCTCACGGGCGAACGGCCCAGGGCCCAGCGACAGCTGCTCGTTCGCGATGTGCTGCCGGGTGATGCGGATCCCCATCGCCGGATTCGCGCGCGCCCACGACTCCGGCGCGTCCGGCGCGTCGTGCTCGGCGCAGTTCTGCGGGCATTCGTCGACGTGGGGGTCGACGGACCACTCGAAGTACGCCAGGGACGGGTCAGGCTCGCCCGCCTCCATCGCCGCCAGGGCCCGGCGGCGCAGCCTGCCCAACTGCAACGACGGAGCGCCGATCCCGGCGCTGCCCAGGTACCAGATCTGCGGGTTGGGCACAGCGGCCATGGTCGGCATCAGGGCCGCCATCGCCTCATCGCCCAGGATCATCGCCTCGTCCAGGACGTTGCAGTCCCCGGTGAAGCCCCGGCCGGAGCCGCCCGAGCGGGCCAGGAACCGAAGCACCTGCCCGGTCACCAACTCGATCGCTTCCTCGCCGGTCGTCCGCCGCACCCGAAGTACGCGTTTCCGCAGGTCAGGGCACCCCATGATGAGCTGCTCGATCCGGCGGAACGCGACAATGCTCGTCTTGAACTCGTGTGCGCTGTGCAGGATCAGCTTCTCGCCGAGCAGGAACAACCCGGCCAGTTCCCTGGCCTCGATCACGCCGCCCTTGCCGTTCTGCCGCGGCACATTGACCGCAACCTCGAACGCGGCCCAGGCACCGTCGGCCCGCTCACCCAGACCGATGTCAAGGACGTGCTGCTGCCACGGATCGAGCTGCAGGCCAGCCAGTGCTGCCAGCTCGGCAGCCTCCTGGCCGCTACTCGACAGGAACGGCGGCGCCGTCTGCACCCGCGGCCGCTGCGAGCCGAGCGGCACGCTTACGGCGCTCCTCTCGCTGAGCAGAGAGGTCATCGACGCCATCCCCCTCCGACTTCACCGGTGCCAGTTTTCGAAGATCCAGGAGCAGAGCCCGCAGGTCGCGGGAGACGACGGCGGCCGCTGTCGGCGCATCGGTCTCGTCGAGGTGCTGCGCAAGCTTCAGGGCGGCCGCGGCCAGGCCCGGGGCCGTCGTCTCGCCGTCCAGTTCGCCGATCTCCTGGCGCACCGACTCCTCAATGACGCCCACAGCGACCACCCCCGGTGTGACGTAGCGTCACCCGCGCAGACCGTCACGTTGAGTGAGCATCACTAAAAGTTGAGTTCGGCTTTCTCGGTCAAGATCGCCTTTCAAAATCGCCGCGCAAAAAATCGGGCGAGAAGGGCTTGTGGGTCGCCCGGGAAGGCACTCAAAGAATGGGCCCGGGCTCTTCACCACTGCCTCGACGGCCTGGCCGCGACGATCGCGGTGCGGGCCGGCCGGTAGCGGTCGTACCAGCGGGTGACCACACCCATGAGTGCGGGCTGGCGCATGGCGGCGACTCTTTCGGTGACGATGGAGCGGCCTGGGTCGACCACCACGATGCGGGCGGCGAGTCGCTTGTACTTGGCCATGGCCTTGGGGTTGGGCATGGAGTGGATCAGGTAGACGTCGGTGTCGTCGAGGTGCTGGCAGGCTTCGTCGATGGCTGCGTAGCGGGCTCGGTGGGCGACCTTGGTCAGTACCTCGCCGTGGTTCCAGCTGGGTGCGGCGCGCGCGGTGAGAGCCAGGGCGATGCGGTCGAGGTCGATGACGACGTCGCCTTGCTTGGCGTGTGCCTCGATCCACGTGGACTTGCCTGCGGCCGGCGGCCCGGTGATGACGTACAGCACGGCTCACCCAGGGCCCAGTGACTCGACCAGGGTGTGCAGGTCGCACACGCCCATGCCGACACAGCAGCAGTCGGAGGGAGCGATGAGCGTTCGGGCGTGCTCCTGCACGGCGGCGGCCATGCGTTCCGCGACCTTCTGCCGGTCGAACACGAGCTGGAACATGTCGACGCCGCGCAGCTGCTGGTCGAGGATCTCGCTCAACGTGGCCATGAACGCCTCCGAGTGGCCACGGCGCGTGCTGCGAGCCTGGCCTGGGCGCGGCCGTGGACGTAGCCGACAGCGAAGCAGGCGGCCAGCAGGAGGACGCCCAGCGCGAGGGGCAGGGCGTAGGGCGAGGCCAGGGCGTGCAGGACGCGTTCGGTCACGGGCGTGCTCCTTGTCTGGTCACCACTTCCGCGGGAGCCGGCCCACCCGGGCTCGGTGCCGCTTGATCAGGTAGGCGGTGGTGTTCCACGCGGCGGTGACGACCAGGGCGACGCCAAAGAGGGTGAGCAGGTGCATGGGGTGCTCCGGTGGGTGGGTCACCAGTCCCGCGAGGGGCGGGGCTGGGCGTGCTCGGTGCGGTTGCCTCGGGCGCTGTTGCAGTGGCGGTGTGCGGGCCGGGCGTTGGCCGGGTCGAGCAGGCTGCCGCCTTTGCTGAGCGGGACGAGGTGGTCGAGCGTCCAGGACCATGCGCTGGTCGCTGGCAGCGTGTCGTCGATGTTGTGGCCGCAGCGCCAGCAGGGGCCGCCTTGGGCCCGTACTGCGGCGCAGAGCCGCCTGTATGGCCTGCCGTTGCGGGGGTTGCGCATGGCCACCCCCTGACACGGCGAAGGCCCCGGCTGACCAAGCCGGGGCCTTTCGTTCGACTGCGGACACACCTGGTCCGCTGCAAGGAGTGTTACACCAGGTCAGGGGTTAGTTCAAGCGGACTTGAGGTTTTCGACTTCGGTGAGGTCGATCAGGGTGCGGCCGGCGGTGTCGTAGCCGTGGCGGGTGAGACGTCCGCGGGTGAGCCAGACGCGTATGGTGCCGGGCCGGATGCCGGTGGCGAGGGACGCGGCGTAGGCGTCTACGAGGGTCGGCGCCGGGGCGGTGACGGTGCTCATGCCCCCAGTGTGGATCAGCGGGTGCCGCGGGTGTGGGTGCGGCGCCAGGCGTTGAGGGCGCGGCGGCCCAAGCGGAGCCGGCCGGAGGGCTTGAACGGCTGCACGGCGCAGGCCACGGCGTACACGCCGGCGGCCAGCAGAAGGGCGAGCAGGCTAGCGAGGATCAGCACGGCGGATCTCCCGGGTTCGGGGCGGATTCGGGGGGTGCGAGCAGGGGGCCGCTAGGCGCTAGTTGCCTGGTCAGCGGCCCGTTCTGCTGCTAGTGGAGGTGCTAGACCTAGCAGGGGCGGGTGCTAGGTCTAGCGGCCTCTTTTCGGGGCTCAGGCGGCCTTGCGGTCGGCGTCCCGGCGGGTCTTCGCGGCGACCACATCGGCCTTCTCGATGCCGCGGCGGGTGGTCTGCCGGCCGTCGTCGGTGGTGCCCCACACGTCCTTGGCGAGCACGCCCCACGGCTTGAGGGCGACGGTCACCATGGAGCCGTCCCAGCTGCCGTACAGGTCGGGCTGCAACGGCGCCAGGCGCTCCGCGAGCCGCTCGCTCCAGACCTTGTCTTCTCCCGTGCGGAACACCTTCAGTACGTCGGCGAGGATGTCCATGCCCGGCCCGCTCTCCGGGCCCTTGCCGACGGCGTGGCCGGTGACGTTGCCGTACTCCTCGCGCATCTTCCGGGCGCGCTCGACGACCAGTTCGGCCTTCGGGGCGTCGATGAACGCCGAGGCGACGATCGACGGGTCGTCGCCTTCGCCGGACATCCAGCAGATGCCCAGGTCACGGCGGCTGAACATGGTGGCGCGGATCCCGGACTTGTAGGCGCCGGTGCTGAGCACCATGTCGTTGGCGGTGTGGCCCATGACCTTCAGGCAGAACCGCAGCACCGCGTTCGCGGAGATGCCCGGCGGCAGCGACTTGGCGTCCGGGCGCTGGGTGGCGAAGATCCCGACGATGCCCAGGGCCGGCCCGCGCTTGGTGACGTCCTCGCAGATCGACTCGATCTCCGCCCCGTGCTCGGGGTCCTCGAACACCTTCTGGCACTCGTCGACACCGAGGACGATCGGGTGCAGGCCGAGGCTCTTGTCGCTGGCCAGCTCGGGCGTGACCTTCGACTCCGGGCAGCGGGACCGCGGCAGGGACTTGATGACCTTCGCCCGGCGCCGCAGCTCCGCCTTGATCTCCCGCAGCGAGTCGAGGATGTACTCGATGTCCTCGGGCTCCTCGCCGGCCCGGTAGCGGTGGCACACCGGCTCCAGCGCGCCCAGGTCGCCGGTGCCCTTGAGGTCGAAGGCGAGGACGTCGGCGCGCGGGTCGAGGGCCGCGGCGAGCAGCAGCAGCCTGAGCAGGAACGTCTTCCCCATGCGCGGGATGGCGCCGATGATGATGGCCGCGAACATCAGGGTGACGGAGACGTCCCTCATCCGCTGGTCGTTGCCGATGACGACGGGCTTGAACAGGTCGACGACACCGGACTTGAGCAGCGGCCACGCGGGCTTGGTGGTCTCGTTCATCGGCTTGTCGCCGACCCACAGCGTGAGGTGCCCTTCGTGCTCGGCGGGGTCCGGGGACGGCCAGACGCAGCCGACCTTGCGGCGCAGGCCCGAGGCGAGGGCTTCGCGCTTCTCCATGACGTCCTCGGCGGTCACGCCGAACGGCAGGTCGAGGTCGGCGCGGTAGCCGGGCCCGTCGCGGGTGATCTCGTGGGTGAACTTCAGGCCGTCCATCTCGCCGCCCTTCTTGATCGCGGCGGAGATCTTGCTGTTGCCGATGGCGTCCAGGGCGCGCAGCACGATCGGGCCGGTCAGGCGCGGCACCTCGTTGCGGGACACGGCGGGGCCGATGACCGGGGCGTCGGGCTGCTGGCCGCCGTACCCGAGGGCGAGTACACCGGCTGCAGCGGCGAGGTACAGCCACGCGTCGCCGAGGACGTACAGGGTGATGGCGAGGGCTACGCCGCAGGTCAGGCCGACGAGGGCGAGCAGGCCGCGGAGGCGTACCCGGTCGGCGCGGAGCTTGGCGAGGCTGCGGTACTGGTCGAAGTCCTCGGTGCGGACGGCGGCGGCGCGCAGCGGGGCGGCCTCGATGTCCCACACCCAGCGGCGGCCCTTGCCGAGCAGCCGGGCGGCGCCGCGCGGGGCCATCGCGCCGAGCTGCAGGCTGTACCAGGGGGTGCGCACCGCGTGGTAGCGGGTGGCATACCAGGTGCGGCTGGCGGTGGGCCCGGCGGTGTTGCGGAACTCCCCGGCGGAACGGACCCAGGCGGGGAGGATCGGCCGGCGCTTCTCGGAGTACACGCCGGTCGGCGGCAGGTTCGGGTTGTCGACGGGGCGGGGCGCGGCCCGCTCTTCGGGCTCGACGACCGGGGGCGGCGCAGGGGTGTCAGCAATGGTGACGCCCTTGATGTCCTTGTCGAGGATCGTGCCGTTGACCGGCCCGGGGATGGTCTGGGTCATGCTGGGGTTCTCCAGTGCTCGTGAGGGTGCTGGTTGGGCCCGCGGCGGCCGGTCTGCTTGGCCGCTACTCGGCCGCCGCGGGGCGGGGCTACTTGCGCTGGTCGCGGCGCTTGCGGGCGTTGGCGACGATGCGGTCGATGGCGGCCGTCTGGCGGGTGGTGAGGGTGCCTTGGCGGATCGCGGCCATGCCGGCGATGCGGTACACGCGGGCGAGGTCGAGGGCGTTGAGGCCGTCGAGCTGGTTGGACATGGCGTTCCTCCCCGGGCCGGGCTGTCCGGCCCCACCGCGCCGACAGACCTCCTACGGCAAGGTCTGTCGCACGGAAGGGCAGGTCAGCGGCGGCGCTTGCCCTTGGCCGACTCGGGCTTGAGGGCGCCGATGACGTGGACGATCGACACGGCGAGTACGGCTATGGCCAGGCCACCGGCCAGCACGATGATCGCCATGACGGTCAGGGACGCCGTCAGCAGCGGCCCGAAGTACACCGCGGCGGGGATCGACCCGGCACCGAACCCGGCACCGAACGCCAGGCGCTGCAGCGTCCTGTCGGGCGGGGCCGCCTCGTGGATGTGGATGACCTGCACCGGCTGCTGTGCCTGCCAAACCTGCTGGTCGCCGCCCGGGGTGGGAGCTAGCGCCCACCCTTCGTCGGGCCGGCGGGCGGGCAGGGGGCGCGGCTCGAACGACGGGACGGGCATGTCGAACTGATAGCGCTTCGGAGTAGCGCTCATGAGGTGGACTCCAGGGTGAGGGCGGCGCGGCGGACGCGGCGGCCGTAGCTGTCGCTGGTTCCGAGGCGGGTTCCGATCTCGGTTCCGGTGGTCTTCGGGTTGGTCTTGAGCCACAGCCGCGCGAGGGTGACGTGCTCGGCGGAGACGCCGGGCGGAACCTCGATCGGTTCCGGCTGGGGTTCCGCAGACTCTGGGTCGGGTTCCATCCGTGGCGCGGCCGGAACGGCCGGTAGCGGGGTCGGATTGGCTTTTTCGGCGTTCACCGAAAAAGCCTGGTCGTGGCTGGTTCCGGCGAGAAGTTCCGCTACCGGGACGAGCGGGCCGAAGGTGAGCGGACCAGCTTGTATAACATCCAAACTGATCGGCTCCTCGACGCGTTCGAGGGTGACCGGTTCCGGTGCGAGTTCCGCCGGAACCTCCGCCAGTTCCGGCAAGTGATCCATTTGGATCACTTCGGGTTCCGCTGGTTCCGCAAGGTGGTCGTGGACCTGCCGCATGAGCGCGCCGAAGGCCAGCAGCGCGGCCACCGGAGGAACGGCGGCCACCACGTAGGTGAGCGTCGGGGCGTTCTTCCCGACGCCGGCGACGTTCAGCGCGATCGACGCCCCCGACCCGGAGACCGTGAGAGTCACCGCCCACCAGTCGACGCCGCGGCCGAGCAGCGAGGCGCGCAGCATCAGCAGCTCGCCGATCATGATGAACAAGTCGACCGTCGCCGGCCAGACCCACGCCCTGGAACCGGCGAGGCCGTTGCTGGCGGATACGTCGTGCAGGTGCTCGTAGGACAGCCAGAACGCGAAGCCGGTCAGCAGCACTGTGGCGGCTGCGGCTCCGACGGCGGCCCAACTCTGGGGCTTCACGGGTTCCTCCGGGGGATGCGGCGCGCCAGGCGCGGCCGGGCGATCAGGCCGGCGACGAAGGCCCAGCCGAGGGGCTCCACGCTGTGGAGACCCTCGACGACCAGCGGCAGCACCAGGTGCGGGAAGGCGGCCAGCAGGCCGAGCAGGAGGCCGAGCAGGATCGTCTTCACGACGCACCTCCGGTCGGCTCGGTGTCCTGCCGCACCTCGAAGTCGACGGGGGCTGCCTCGGTGCCGAGCCGGATGTGCTCGGTCATGGCGGTGAGGTGGTACTGCAGGTTGCGGGGGCTGAGGGTGAGGAGCACCTGGGCGGCGATCCGTACCGTGGTGGCGCGGTCGACGATCAGCTCGTCGCGGCGGCGGCGGCGCTCCAGGGTCTCCGCGAAGTCGGCGGCCGGTGCGGCGCGGGGCACGTCGAGGGCGTCGCGCACGGCGGTGAGGAAGGCCAGGACGTCGCTGTCCAAGGTGGACTCGCCCTCGCGGGTGTCCTTCCCGGCGGCGTCGGTGGTCTGGGGCTCGGTCATCTCTCACCCCTGGGCGTCTCGCAGGCGAGGCGGCGGGCCATGTAGCGGACCTTGCCCGCGGCCTCCAACAGGTCAGCGGCGAGGGTTTCCAGGCCGACCGCGTCGTAGTCGAAGTGGTCCGCGTCGAGGAGGTGCACGGTGACGTACACGTCGGCGCCGTTGGTGTTGCTGGGCGTGGGGAACGGGTCCATCCACAGGAGGAGTTCGGCGAGGCGCTGGGGGCCGCGGCGGGTGCCGACCGTGAGCGCGATCGACGGCCCCGTGTGGGCGATCTCGCAGCGCAGCAGGCCGTCCGGGTGCTCCCCGGTACACCAGGCCGGCTCCGGGACGGTGATGGTCCCGTAGTCGGCGGTCTGCACGGTCACGCTGCGGGGCGTCACTGCTGGCCTCCCCACGTGGCGTAGGTGGGGGGCTCTTCGGTGGCGAAGCGGCGGAGCTGCGCGGCGTGGTCGGCGGCGTCGGCGACGCGCACGTCGAGAAGGTCGTGCAGGGCGCTGACCACGTCGGCGTGCCGGGTCTCCAGCTGGTCACGCCAGGCGCGCCGGGCCTGCTTGTCTCCCTCGGCGTAGGCCGGCAGGTCGAGGTGTTCGAGGATCGCCGTCAGCAGGTCGACGGCGCCCGCCGGCAGCATCGGCGGCTCGGGCAGGACGAGGTCGTTCATCGGGCACCGCCGAGGGCGCGGTCGAGCATCTTGTCGAAGAGCACTTCGCCGTAGCGGTCGCCGGTGGCGCGGGCGACGATCAGGAGGTCGGCGAGTCGGACGGCGGGCGGGGTCTTGCGGTCGGTGAGGTTCGCGGCCTTCTCGGTGGGCCGGCGGATCTCGGCGGGGGCGCTCATGCGGCGACCGCCTCTCGCACGACCAGGTCGCGGCGGCCGGCCGACACGATCCGGGCAACCGGGGCGTTTGCGAGGTCAATCGGTGACCTGGCAACGGTCTGGGGCAGGTCGAACGGCCACGGCAGGTCCGGGCCGCCCTGGTAGCGGAAGTTGAACTGCAGCCACGCCTCGCGGGTGCGGTTCAGGGCCCGCTGGTACTCGCCGACCTCCGGCACCGCCCACTCCGCCGGCGTCTCCGCGAGCAGGCCCACCACACGGGTACGCCACTCGGTGAGGACGATCAGCAGCGACTCGACGTAGTTCCGGGCGGCCTCGCAGTCCCCCTGCTCCTCGACGTCGAACAGGACGTCGGAGTCCAGGGCGGCGAAGCGGGCCGCGTAGTCAACCGGCTCCGGCTTTGAGGGGGACAGTGCGTCCCCCTCAAGCAGCACGGCGCCCTTGTCGACGGCGGCGGCCAGCTTTCGCAGCTGGTCGGCGAACGCGCGGGCCTGGGCGGAGTCCGTGGTGCGGAGCAGGTTCCGCGGCCCCTCGCTCTCCCACACGATCAGCTCGGCCGGCTTGTCGGCGCCCCGCTCGGCCTCGGCGATGAGGGACACGCCCGGTCCGGGCAGGTCGGCGAGGACGACGTCGCACATGTCGTCGTCGTGCCAGCTGCCGGTGCAGCCGGGAAGGCGGTGCTCGGTGATGGGCTCAGCACTGCTGAGGGCATCGGGCATGGCAAGATCGGCCATAGCCGTCTCCTTGGTGTCGTCAGGGAGTTCGGTCAGGCCCTTGCCGGGGTGTAGGAGCCCCGGCTTGGGCCGTCTTCAGTTGTGGGGCCCGGTGTAGCTACACCGGCTTCTTCTTCAGCGCGTTGATCGCCCGGTTGATGGTCGCCCGGGTGACGCCGAGCTCGCGGGCTACCGCGGCTTGGCTGCCGAGTTCGGCTTCGCCGTCGAGTAGGGCCTGGGCCCGTTCGGCGGTCGCTGCTTGGTACGCGAGCTGGGCTTCGTCCTGCTTGCGAACGGCGGCGTCATGGCGCTCTCTCCACGTAGTCACGTCCCTCCTAGTACCGGAGGCGGGGCCTGTCCCACAACTGTAAGCAGGGGTGGCGACGCCTGTCAACAGGGGTGGCGACGTCATGACGCCTTGCGCAGATCGTCCTGCGCGATCTTCAACCGCACCCACACGCCCGGCGGGTAGGTAGAGCCGCACCACGGGCAGAAGATGATCTGCGCTTCCTCCGGCCGCCGCAGCGGCCCCCGGCAAGGCTCCCCGTCGTGCACGGACGGGCACGGACCCATCCGGTGCGACAGGTCCGGCTCGCCGACGATCGTCCGCACGTCATCGAACAGGTCCCGGACCTCCCGGGCAAAGTCGCCAGCAGCCGGCCACTCCCGCGTTGCCCACTTGAAGTGCTTCTGCAGGCCCTTCACGGCCGCCTTCACCTGCGCGGTCTGATCGCTGGGCAGCACGGGCACGGTGCGCCCCATGGCGTCGAAGAGCGCCTGGTGCCAGCCGGACAGGATCGCGAACGCGGCGAACTTGGTGTCGTCGCCGAGCGAGAGGGCCGGCGAGTGCGCGGCCCGGCTGCCGCGCCGGCCGTCCAGGCTCTTGGGCCAGTTCGAGCGGAGCGGTCGCACCGCCTCCCACAGTTGGTCGTACAGGTCCGGCAGCAGCTCCAGCCGATCCCGGGTGTCCGCCGCGCAGTTGGCGCACAGGTAGGGCCAGCCGTCGGCGGCCGAGGTGGCGGTCTCGCACAATTCGCAGTTCACGCGCGCTCCTCAAGCTGCTTGACGCGGTCGACGGCGGCCTGCGCTTTGGCCAGGGCGCGGTCGGCCTTCCGGCGGTCCTTGATGCCCATCACCCACCAGGTGGCGGCGATGAGCAGCTCGGCGCCGACGGCTCCGAGGCAGATCATGTTGGCGTCGTGTGCGTTCACGGCTGCTCTCCTTCAGGTTCGGGTGTAGCTACACGGCGGGGGTTGGCTTGGGCGCGGAGCTTGGCGGCGTGACGGGCGGCGAGGCCGCGGCGGCGGGCGGCTGATAGTTCCTCGCGCCGGCGCTTCGCGGCCTGGATCTTCACGCGGGCCGCCTCGACTTTCGCGGCCACCACGTCATCGACGTTCACGGTCGGCTCCGTGGCGGGCGCAGCGTCGCCTTCGGGTCGGCCTCGGTGACGTAGAGCGGGGCACCGTAGGCATCGGTGCGGCCGAGGATCGGCAGGGCGTACCCGTCGTCCTGGACGGCGAAGCCGATGATCTCGTCCGTCTCGCCGTCGGCCCAGGAGAGCGTCCAGCCGGCGCCGGGCAGCGCACCGACGAACGGGCGGTCGGCCATCTCAAGGTTTTGGAAGTCGTGCTCGGGCAGGTCGCGAACGCCCACGCGGCGCCCGCTGCTCGCGTCGATGATCAGGGCGTCGCCGTAGTCGTCCCAGCCGACCACGGGTTCGACTCGGTAGGGCTTGAAGATGGCGTTCCATCCGGTGGGGGTGACGTGCATTTCGATCTCCGGCGGGGGTGTCGTTGGGGGTTGGGTTGAGTGCCGTCTGCGGGGCCGTTGGGGCGGGGCTGTCCCACCTGTCCCCTCCCTAAGGAGAGGAGGGGACGGGACAGGTGGTCCGACGTGCCCTGTCCCCAACCTGTCCCCGACCTGTCCGGGACAGGTCTGACCTGGGGTTTTTCATTAATCTGTCCCCGGATCGGGGACAGGTGGTTCGTCCCATTCCTCCTGTCCCGTCCCGTCGAGGGTCGGGGACAGGTTTGGGGACAGGTGATCTGGGGCTTTTGTCTGTCCTCGTCGGAGCTTCGCGACGTCGGACAGAAGTTCGTTTCGAGCCTGGATTCCGAGGCGCGCGCACTCGGTCCGGAGCTTGTCGCGCCCCCAGTTCGCGGGGACCTTCTCGGCATCCAGGCGGGCGGCGACTTCCTCGGCACGGGTCTTCTGGCCGGCCGCCACGCGCTCCTGATCTATGGGGTCGAGCTTGACTAGGACGATGGAGGTCACCGGCGAGCCGTCCTCCTTCGCCTCCCCGGCCAGCATGATCTGGTGGAGGCCGAACACGACGTCGTCGAGCTCTTCGTCGTCCTTCTGCTTGCCGGTTTTTAGTGTCACCGTGATGTCCTCCAGGGTCTTGCCCCTGCGCTCGACCCCGAGTTCGGTCTGCAGGGCGCCCTTCACGGCCGTGGCACCGCGCCCACGGTCGCTGTCGTGACCCGTGTGGTGGACAAGCAGGACGCACGCCCCGGACGCTCCCCGCAGCTGTTCCATGCGGTCGACCACTCGACCCATCTCGGTGTTCGAGTTCTCCTCGACGCCCACCGTGACCCGGGCCTGGGTGTCCACGATGATCAGCGCCGGTTCCATGCGGCGGCACAGCTCGATGAGCACCAGCCACTCAGGGTCCATCGCCTGCACAGGGCGCGGCAGGAACTTCACCCCGGTCATGCGACGGCCGTGGTGCTGCTCCCACGCGCGGACGCGCTTGCGGATGCCCTTGATGCCCTCCGCCACCAGGTAGATCACGCCGCCTTGGCTGACCTTCTGGCCATGCCAGGCCATGCCGGTGCCGACGTGCGCGGCGAAGTCCAGAGTCAGGAACGACTTGAAGGTGCCCGATGCCCCGTACACGCGGGCCAGCGTGTCCTTGAACAGGACATCGGCGATGATCGGTTCGAGCGCAGGGATGTTGTCGAGGTCGCCGGTGTCGAGGAGTTCGGCTTGCAGCGCCTTCAGCCGAGCCTCGAAGTGCTCTTCGGACGTCAGCCCCCGCTCGTCTGGTTCGGGCTCCGGCTCGGGCATGGGGGGCACGCTGCCCGCCCACGGGTCGTCTGCCGGGGCTCCCGGCTCGGCGTAGGTCGTCACGCGGCCCCCAGCCAACCGACGTTGCCGAGCGCGGACTCGATGGCGTCGTCCATCTCGTTCTCGTCCCGCTGGGCCATCCGACCGGCGGAGTAGATCTCGGCCCGCATCTCGTAGTCGGTGCACCGCCCGGCGGCGACCAGGTGGGCCGCCGCGGTGGTGACCCGGCAGAGCACCTTGTGACGCTCTCCCTCGGGGGCGCTGGCGAGCTGCGCGGCGAGGTCGACGATGGTGGCGTGGCCACCCGAGGACGGCCGGTGCTGAGGTCGTGCGACAGCGGGCCGGGCCGGGCGCGGCTTGGGCATGTGACCGGTGCCTTCGAGGTGGTGGAGCAGCCACCGGGGCGCGGGCAGCGGGTCGAGACTCTCGGACAGCCGTCGGTACTCGCCGTCCGGCGTGGTGCTGGTCGGCGCGACGATGTAGCTGCCGGCGGCGCGGACGTCGATGAGCCAGCCGAAGGCGCTCTCCGACTTGTTGACGGTGATGCCGTCCGGCAGCCGCCAGTACAGGTGCAGGCCCTGGCTGGGGGTGCCGACGATCAGCGTGTCGCCGGGGTAGGACTGGCCGTACCGCTCCAGGGCGAGAGCGAAGACGTCGCCGCCGTCGGTGACGCCCATGCCGTCGTACTCCGCCGGCGGGGGCGTACCGGCCTTGTTGCGGTCGAGGTCGACGACGACCAGGCGGGCCGGGCCGGTGGCGATCCCGAGGTTCATGTCGGGGTAGCGGCGTGCCCAGTCGTTGATGCGCTCGGGGTCGGTGCTGGCGGCGTGGAAGCCGTGGCAGACATCGGCCGGGTGCGGGCAGCTCTCGATGCCCCTGTGGGGGACGTAGTCCGGGGATCGCCTGTCGCACTGCGGGCAGTGCCGCAGCGGCTTCTTCGCGCCCGGCGTGAGCGGGAAGACGGGCCAGCCTCGGGAGGCGAAGGCGCGGGCGGCCGTGATGCGGCGGCTGGCGTCGGCGCTCACTTGTCGCCTCCCTGGTTGGTTTGCTTGTCGCGGATGACGTCGTCCGCGACTTGGGTTGCGGCGCCGATCCAGCGCCGAAGGCAGGAGCGCACAGCGCGGGGACTGGGCTCCTCTTCCAGGGCGGCCTTCAGGGCGCCAAGGGTGACGTGGAAGCGGGCGCGCGGGCCGACGACGGCGAGGTGCCGTTCGCCTTGCTCGTCCGCTTCGTTCTGCTCGTTCACGTAGGTGTGCTGCTCTCTGCGCGGGCCCGACGGATGGAGTGGATGCCGGGTGCGCGCCGCCGCTTGGGGAGCGGCGGCGCGTCACGGGATCAGCGCTGGGCCGTAACGTCCACGGGCTGGTTGCCGACGGTGCGCCAGCAGGAGACGAAGCCCTGGGCCGTCTGCTGGGAGACCAGCCAGTCGCAGTAGTCCCCCGAGGGGTGCCAGTTCCGCTTGCCTTCGTCCTGGTGGTACGAGAGCCAGATGCCGAGGTTCGTCGTGTCGCGCAGGCCGTCCCAGCCGAGTTGGCCGTCGCCTCGCGCTTCGTCAATGGCGCGCTGCTGCTCCAGGGACAGTCGGTTCTGCTCCTCCGCCCAGGCGTGGGCTCGGACCATCGACCAGTCGAGACGGTGGACGATGTCGGACAGGAGGACGTACACGCGGGTGGTGGACGTGTACCGAACCGGGATGTGCAGCGCGCCCTTGGGGCCGGTGCTGAGGTTCACGGTCGCGCCCTCGGCCGGGTCGAGCGGCGAGATGCCGTCGAGTCGCTTGAGGGCGGCGACGATCTCGGCGGCCTGCTCCTCCGGTCCGCTCTCCATCAGGTAGACGCCGGGCAGGACCGCGTGCTGCTGGACGAGGCGGGCCGCGAACTGCTTGAAGTGCTTGTTCTTCTTCATGCCTGCGCCTCCTGGCAGATGGGCCAGCCGAGGCCGGCGGGAATTTCGGGCTGCCCGGCGAGGGCAGCGGGGGTGTGGCTGCTGCACCGGTGTCCGACGGCGAAGTAGCGGACGTCCTCGGCAGCGCGGCAGTACCGGAGCTCGGCGCCGATCCAGTGCGAGCAGCTGCCGTCCGTCGGGCGGACGGAGGTGGGCGCGGTCACCGGCTCGCCTCGGCGGTGTTGCGCAGGAGCGGGCCGAAGCCGAGCCAGGGGGTGCGGGCGATCCGCTCCGGGTCCGCGTGAGCGGTGCGGCCGTGGCGCTTCAGCCAGTCGGCGATCTCGCGCTTCGTGGCGCGCCGGCCGCGATCGAAGTCGTCCCACAGCGGGGCCACCGGGTACAGGAACAGGCGGCGGTCGTCGAGGTCGACGACGCGGCCGTGCCGACAGGACAGCGCGACGTAGTCGAGGCCGTGCCATCGGTGCGCCAGCGCGGCGCGGTCGAGGCCGTCCGCGAGCCCGTCGGAGTCCCCGGTCCAGAAGTAGCAGGCCGTGGCCTCGGTGCTGCTGGAGACGATGACGAAGCTGGGGCCGAGGTCCAGGGCGTAGAGCTGCGCGAGGGACGCGCTGATCTCCCGCTCGGTGAACGAGCTGCTGGTGATCTGGTCGAAGGACAGCGTCTCGGTCATGCCGCCACCGCCGTCTGCTCGAGGCGCTGGATCTGCTCATGGGCGTACTGCAGCCGCACGGCGGGGTCCTGGCCGGTGGGGAAGACGAGGGTGATGCGGCCGTGGACGCGGGCGGACCAGAACAGGAAGCCCTTGGTCTCGTCCATCTCGACCATCTGGGCGTCGTGCTCGGTGAGCAGGGCTTCCAGCTCGGAGGTCGCGGTCGTCATGCCGTCACCTGCTCGGCGGTGAGCGCGGCGGCGAGGTCGGCGGCCGCCTTCTGTGCCTCGATCAGGTCGAGGACCTGGCGGGCGGCGCCGGTCGGGTCGCCGGACTCGATGACGACGCGGGTGATCTCCCGCATGGCCTCGGCCTGCTCCGGGGTGGCGCCGTGCTCGGCGATGCATGCAGCTGCGTTCGTGAGGGCGCGGCTGGTGGTGGCACTGTGGGGGAAGCGCTGGTCTTCGGTGGCCGGCGGCATCATCGACGCCTCGGGCTCTAGCATGGTCATAGCGGTGCCTCTGGGCTTCTACTTGCTGGTGGACGTGCTGAGGTGCTGCTGGACAGGCGGCGTCGGAGCTGGAACTCCGGCGTCGTCGTCGTTTCCGATGAGGCCGAGCCACCGCCACAGGTCGACGGTGCGCACGTACTTGGTGCGCCCGAGCTGGACCACCTCGATGGGCATCTCGCCCCTGGCGGCCAGCTGGTACGCCGTGCTTTCCGGGATTCCGGCGGCTTCGGCGAACGTGCGGATGTCCATGAGCGGCGGCTGGTGGGCGAGGATCTGCCCGATCGTCCATCCGCGCTGACGAACGACGTCGGTGGCGGCCTGGACCGCCTCGACCGCCGTCACGCCGGCTCCTGCTGCTGCTCGCGCAGGGACTGGATTACCTCGGCGTACCGCAGGGCCGCCTTTCCGCGAGGGGAACGGGTGCCCCGCTCGTAGCGCCAGATCGTGGACTGATCCACCCCGCACGCTGCGGCGACCTCACCAATGGATAGCTGTGCAGCCTCGCGAAGGCGCCGCGCTTCACCGCTGGAAACAGCAGCGCGAACCCACGCCAGGCGCAAGATCTGCGTCTGTGCCATGAGCCGCACTGTAGCCAATGGGTAGCCATTCGCGCCAGCTTTGGACTGGATGGGCATCCAGATCGCCCCGGACGGCTTGCCGAACTGTTGCCGAATCCGGCAAGATGGCCACATGGATGAGAACCTGAACCCCCCACCGGGCTGGCGTTACGCGGCCTACCCGTGGTTCGCGCGAGACGATGCGCCAGATCTGCCACGACTGGTACAGGTGGGCACGGTCATGCTGCCGGAGTTCTTTCACCTGGTCATCGGTACTGAAGACGCCTGGCACACCGACCGAGACGGCGGGGACTGGATCGGCGGCGGAGACTGCGCCCTCTTCCTGGACTTCCAGGTATTCGAAGGCCAAGTTGAGATGCCCCATGCGCTCGCCGCCTACGAGGACATCTCGAGAGTCTTCGACCGCGTGCGCAAGGTGGTTAGCCCACGCATCTGGAAGCGTCTGGGCATCCACTACATGGTTCAGTACCTGACCCAGTTCATGGAGGAAGGCCGCCAACCAGACGGCGACCCGACTGTGCGCCCCTTCCTCTACGACAAGCGAGACCCGTACCGGACCCCTCCAAAGGCCGCAACGGAATGGCTCGAGCGACTCCAGGACCATGCGTCGGAGGCATACGCCCAGGCCCGCGACCTGCCCACCCCTCAACGCAAGCGAGTCAAAATCACGGATGACCATCTACGCGAAGTGGCTGAGGTCTATCGCCACGCCGACAACGTGGGCGAACCGCCCACACGCAGTGTCGCCCGACACTTCAGGGCGCCACACTCCACGGCTGCAAAGTGGGTAGCCACTGCCCGCAGGAAGAAATTTCTCCCGGCTGCTGGCACAACCCCCGTATGGGGGCCATACGGGGAGCCCGGCAGCGAGAGAGTGGCCGAACTGAAGGAGATCCTCACCGATCAAGACGGTCCCAAGCTTTCGCCTCTACAGAGGAAGATGCTTGAGGACGAGCTCAAGAGTCTGGGTGGTGTACTGCCGGAGTAGGAGGAAGTCACTGATGAAGGGTTCGACGTACCGCCGGTGCTACTGCCGGGGCGAGGATGGCAAGCCGCTAGGCAAGGCGTGCCCGCAGCTGTCCAGCCGCCGGCACGGTGCGTGGGCGCTGCGGCAGGAGCTGCCGCAGCGGGCCGACGCCACCCGGCGGTCGTTCTCCCGCTCCGGCTACGAGAACGCGAAGAAGGCACAGGAAGCCCTCGATGCTGTGCGGGCCCTGCTCGCCCTTCCGGACGCCGACGACGTCGACATGCTGGTGCAGGTCGGCGACCTTCTCGAAGCGGTCTCCAAGGACAAGGACGCGCCCCTGCCGGACCTCGCCGAGATACGGCGGCGCCTGCAGCATGGGCAGAAGCTCACTTCGGGCATGACGGTCGGCGACCTGCTCGACGAATGGCTCGAAGCCAAGCGGAAGACCAAGCGGGCCACGACCGTCAACAACTACGCCTCGCGAGTCGAGTACCACCTGCGGCCCGCACTCGGGCACTACCGCCTCGACCGCCTCAACGTCGGGCACTGCCAGGCGTACCTCGACGCGATCGACGACGCCAACGACGTGATCCGGGCAGAGAACGCCGCGCGGCGCGAGCAGGAGTCACGAGCGACGTGGGGGAAGCGTTCCCGGCCGCCGGCCGCCGAGCGGGAGCGCCTGGACGCCGAGAAGGCCAAGCTCGCGGACATGAAGCCGTACCGGCGTATCACCGGTCCGGCCACGAAGCTGGAGATCCGCAACACTCTGCGGTCCGCGCTGAACTTCGCGATCCGCCGGCAGTACCTCACGTTCAACCCGGCCGCGTTCGTCGAGCTGGAGACCGTGCGGCGCCCGAAGGGCATGCTGTGGACGGCCGAGCGCGTCGCCCGCTGGGAAGCCACCGGGGAGAAGCCGAGCCGGGTCATGGTCTGGACGCCGGAGCAGCTCGGGGCGTTCCTGGACGCCGCCGAGGAGCACCGCCTGTACGCCCTCTTCCACGTCGTCGCGCACCACGGGCTGCGCCGCGGCGAGGCGGTCGGCCTGGACTGGCAGCACGTGAACTACACGGCCCGCTCGATCGGTGTGGCTCGGGAGATCGTCCGCGACGGCTACACGCCGATCGAGACGGACCCCAAGACGGACGGGTCGGCGGCCGAGGTGAAGGTCGACCGGGAGACGCTGACAGTGCTGCGGGCGCACCGGGCGCGGCAGCAGGCCGAGCGCGTAGCCCAGGAGGAGAACCGGCTGCCGTGGACGGACACGGGCAAGGTGTTCGTCCAGGAGGACGGCACCTGGTTGCACCCAGACTCGGTGTCGGACGCCTTCCAGGAGATCCGCGAGGCGGCTGGGCTGCCGCCGATCAACCTGCGGGATCTGAGGCACGGCGCGGCTGCGCTGGTGAAGGCCGGCGGCGGCGATCTGCACGACGCGAAGAAGAAGCTGCGGCACTCCACGATCGTCTTGACCAGCAACACCTACCTCGAGTTGTTCGAGGAGTACGAGGAGGAGCTGACGGAGCGCGCCGCGGCTGCGGTGCCAAGGGCCCGAAAAGCCGCCGACAGCACCGCCGCTCACGCATCGCTCACGCAGGAGCCTGGCGAGTGATCTTCCCCCCGGGGCAATCCGGGGGGTGACCTGGGTACTTCTAGAGCCCCCTGTCGGGTTCGAACCGACGACCTACGCTTTACAAG